TAGCAAGTATTACATTTGAGTATGAAGGTTTAGTTTATACTACAGATGATAAAGGAGAAATTAACTCAATCACTAAAAATCCAGCATCACCATTATGGTCAGTTGAAATGACTACAGTTGAATTGAGTGCAACATCTGATGCAGCAACTGCAGAAATTGTAACTGTAACAGAAGATATTGCAAAAGAAGCTGAACAATCAGTTGAAGCAATTGATACTGATAAGTTAATGGCTAAGATTGATATTCTAACAAAACAAGTTGAAATTCTAACACAAGAAAAGGATGCTGTTTTAAACTTAAATGCAGAACTATCAGCACAACCTAAAGAAACTAGATTAAAAGCTAATCAAGTTAAATCAAAAGGAGCAGAATCAACAATGGAAGCATTGTCTAGAATAGTTCAATTAAATAAATAATAATAAAAAACAAAAATTAAAAACAAATGGCAACAACATTAAATGTAAATTCTTCTTTCGTAGGAGTACAAGCTGGAGAGATATTCGTTCAAGCTTTTAAAAAATCTGATACTATCTCTAAAGGTGCTATCACAGTATTACCAAACGTAATTGGTAGTGGTTATTTACCAAAATTGTCTTACACATCTGGTCTTGTAGACTATGCTTGTGGATGGGCTGGTAATGGTACAGTTGATTATTCTGATAAAGAAGTAGCAACTAAAAAATTCAAAATCGAGCACGAATTGTGTAAAGATGAGTTCCACCAAACATTCCAAGCACAAGCTGCTGGTTTATTCGGTGCAAATGCTGAAATCCCAGCAACTATTCAAGAAGCTATCTTACTTGCAATGGTAAACAATATGGGTGCATTAGTTGATACTCAAATCTGGCAAGGTGCTGGTACTAGTGGTCAATTTGCTGGTCTATTAGCTAAATTTGTTGCTGATGCTGACGTAATTGATATTACTGCTTCAACTGCTACAATTAAATCTAACGTTATTTCTCAATTAGATGCAGTTTATAACTTAGTACCAGATGCTGTTATTGAAGAAACAGATTTAATCTTTGCAGTAGCACCAAACGTTGCTAAAGCTTACAAACAAGCTCAAGCTGCTTTGAATATTGGTACTCCAGTTGGAGATAAAGAATTAGATTACTTAGGTGTTAAAATGGTATCAATTGCTGGTCTTCCATCTTCTTCTATTCTTGCTTATAGAGTTAAGAATGTTGCTTTCCTTACAGGATTAGAAGCTGACTTGAACAACGTAACTGTTAAAGATATGGATGAATCAGATTTATCTGGTAACATCAGAACTAAAATGGTATTCAATGCTGGTGTTGGTTATTCATTTGGTAATCAAATCGTATACTCTAGACTATAATCTAGTATATTAAATTATATTATATGGGGGATTAAGTTCCCCCTTATGATATTCACAAAATAACAATAATTAAAAACACAAAAATATGCCTTGTAATATATCAAAAGGAAAGAATTTACTAACTTGTAAAAACTTGACATCTGGAATTAAAGCAATATTCTTAGCTAACTTTGAAGAAGGAGCATTAATAGATGAAACTACTTCTACAGAAGCTGGTCATTTGTTAAATTCTACTGGAAGTTTAACAGCTGCTTATAAATTCGAGCTAAGACATACAACTAATGTATTCACACAAGCACAAACATCTAGTGAAGATAACTTCACAACTATGTATACTCCTTCATTAACTTTTGTATTACCTAATCTTGGAAAAGAAATGGAATACCAATGGAAAATGATGGCTTGGGGAAGACCATTCTTGTTCTGTCAAATGAATAATGGAAAATACTTTGTAATGGGAACTGAAAATGGTTGTCAAATTGTAGGTAAATCTGACTTAGGTGGTACAATTGATGCTGCTAATGGTTATACATTTACTGCTACTGCAAAAGAAACTGAACCAATTTTTTGGTTAGATGCTGCTGCAATTACTGATTTGCTTAACATTTGGGATGGTGGTCCAGCAGTAACTGAAGACTAATTCTAATATCAATACTAATATATTAAACCCTACCAATTCTGGTGGGGTTTTTTATTTATATGACAATTCTGCTATATAGTGTTTTTAATTAAAATAAGAGATGAAAATATTACATATCAATAATAATTACAATTCACAACCATTAACAGTTGATACAAGCTATATAACTGTTGATACAAGCTCTATTACAGTAGATGCTACAGTTATTGGTGAACCAAGTACTTATTCAATTACAATCACTCCTAGAGAATATCCAACTGATGTTAAGTTAATCTTATGGAATGAATTGTTAGAACAAACAAATATTCAACAATGTACAGTAATCAATTCTAATGGTTATATGGAGATTCCATTTATCTTATCAGATATTGAAGATGGAACTTCATTTGAAGTAACTGTAACTGATTTGTCAGATAAGTTATTATGGAGAGGTAAATTATATTGCACCAATCAAACTAATATGCAAGAGTTCAAAATGAATGTACCAAATGCATCAAAAATTATTAAATTTTAAAATATATGAAACAAGATAGAATTAAGGTATTAAACCTAAACAATTACGTTAAACCAGACCCACATACATTAGTTACTCAAAGTAATAAATATGTTACAAATGGTCCAGATAATAGTTATTTCTATTATGTGGAAAATAGATATTTAGGTTCTCCTACAAATCAATCAATTATTGATAACTATGTGAATTATATCTTAGGTAATGGATTGGTTGATACTAGTGGTACAATTAATATTGATGAGATATTAGATGAAGAAGAAATGAGAATGATTGCTAATGATTTCAAAACTCAAGGTAATTGTGCTGTTCAAATTGTATATGCTAAAGGTAGAGAAAAGAAAATTGCACAAATGTTATATGTTCCAACTAAATCAATTGCTATCCATAAACAAGATGATATTACTGATGAGATTGAGAAATATTGGTATTGTTTTGATTGGCAGAATAAAACTAAATTTAAACCTTATACAGTTCCAGCATTTGGATTTGGTGAAAATAATGAAAGTGAAATTCTTTATATCAAAAGACAATCACCACAACCATTATTTGCATTACCAGATTACCAATCTGGATTACAATATTGTGAAGTACAAGAGGAATTATCTAACTACTATGCTAACCATATCAAGAATAACTTCTCAGCTGGTAAAATCATAAATGTTAATGAAGGTATTCCAGATACTGATGAAGCACAAGATGAAGCTGAAGCTGCAATTCTTGCTAAAGTAAGAGGAACTTCTGCAGCTGGTAATATTATTGTATCATTCAACTCAAATAAAGAAAATGCAACAACTGTAGAGAATATTGAGATTACTGATGCTTACCAACAATTTGAAACACTTTCAAAAGAAGCACAAACTAACATTATGTTAGCTCATAAAGTAAATGACCCAGGTTTATTTGGTTTACCTATGCCTTCTGGATTTAGTTCACAAGCTGAACAAACAGTTCAATCATTGAAAATCTTATATAGAAGTCAGATTAATCCAATGAGAAAAATTTTAACAAAAGGATTAGAGAAAGCATTAAAAATTAACTCACCAAGTGTTAAATTAGAGTTTGTAGATTTTGAAGAATTGAGAGTACAAGAAGTACAACCAACAGCAACTACTGTATCAACTCAAATGGCTGCTCCTAAGAGAGTATCTTTTGATTTTGATGATACACTAACAACTGATAAAGGAAAGTCTCTATTAGAGGATGAAATGAGCAAAGGGAATACTGTGTATATTATCTCTGCAAGACAAGATGAAACTGCATTAGATAAATTTGGTGCAAGATATGGAATACCATTATCAAGAATCTATGCAACTGGTTCTAATAAAGAAAAAGTAGCAAAAGTTTTAGAACTTGGAATTGATACACATTATGATAACAACCAAGATGTAATTGATATGTTACCTGGTATTGGAATTAATATAACTAAATTATAATTATGGCACTAACTACTATATTATTGAAGCCAGACGAGCTTACACGTAACACTATAATGGGTGGAAATATCGATGTTGATAGATTCTTACCTATGATAAAGATTGCACAGAATACAATGATTAAACCATTACTTGGTAAAACGTTGTATGATAAGATATGTTTAGATTTTGAGAATGATGACCTTGCTGGTGATTATCTTGAAATGTATGAAGACTATATCAAAGAGATGGTAATCCATTCATCAAGTGAAATCTATTTATCACAAGGTGCTTATATGGTATCTAATAATGGTATCTCTAAGATGAAATCTGATGCAAATGAATCTGTATCAAAAGAAGAAGTTGATTATCTTGTTCAATCTGCAAGAAAGATTTATAATCATTATGAGAGACAATTCTTAGCTTGGATTAAAGAGAAAGATATTACTGAATATCCTAAAGAAGATACCAATAGACATTCAAATAGAATCAATGTTGGTGGATGGTCATTAAAACGTAAAAAATGCTAATATGGCAAATCAGTATGAAATAAAAAAGGAGCATATTAGATTGATTAATATGTTATACGAAAAACTAAAAAAAGAAAAGAAAGATGAGAACACAAATAAATAATACACCAGAGAATAGTGGTAGTGGAGATACTTTAAAAGTAGCTTTTGATAAAGTTAATGATATGACAGCAGAATTGTATGATAATGTTGATGCATTATTCACTTCAATTGGTGCTTTCCCTACTCTTGTATCAGAATTAACAAATGATGCTGGTTATATTACTGCTGAAGATGTTCCAACTACTTGGGCAATTGCTGATATTACAGGATTACAGAATACATTAAACTCTATAAGTGCTGATACTACTAATAATATCAATGATATTGCAGATTTGCAAGGTGCTAGTATTACAAATAGTAATGATATTACAGATATTAATACTGCTTTAGGAGCAATGTTACAAACTATCAATACACAAAATGGATTAATAACACAAATTAATGCTGATATTCTTAGTATTAAACAAAGATTAACTGCACTTGAAGCATAATGAGTTTACTACCTATCAACAACGAACCACAGAACAGTGGATTAGGTGATACCTTAAAGGTAGCATTTGATAAAGTTAAAGCTAATTTTATATATTTAGATGAGAAATTCTCTGGATATGTAGACCTATCTACCTATAATACTCAAATAGATACTCTAGAAACGTCTATTAATAATATATTGATAGGATATAGCCAAATAGGCCATACTCACGTTATAAGTGATATTAATAACCTTCAGAACAGTCTTAATCAATTGGTTAAAACTACTATTTATGTAGCTGATATATCTGCTATTCAGAATGAAATATCTTCTATTAATACATTATTGAATACAATTATTGGTCTTATTGGAACTCCTACTATTCCTACTTTACAACAAGTTACTGATAGTGGAAATACTACAACAAATCCAATTATTACACCTCAATTAATATTAACTAATCCACTTGCTAATAATCCAAGTATTATAAGTTTTGATAGTGAGGCAGTTTCTATAACTGGACCAGATAGTTTATCTATGTTTGAATTATCATTAGGTAGTCTTTCATTAAGAAATGCTACCTTTAATTATGGTCAATTTAACATTATCGATTTAACTCAAAGTAGAAATTATACTTTTCCAGACCAAAGTGGTACAGTTGCTTTAACATCACAACTTACTGATGGAGATATGACTAAGGCTGTTTATGATACTGATAATTCTGGTGTTGTTGATAATGCTGAAACTATTCAAATCATTGGTAGAAATTCAACAGGTTCAGTTCTTAGAAAAGGTACTATTGTTTATATTAATGGAAGTACTGGAAATAGACCAACCTTCCAAAGAGCAAGAGCAAATGCTGAAGCAACTTCTGCTGGAACTTTTGGAGTTATTGCTGCTGATATTGCTAATAATGCTGATGGTTCTTGTGTTGCTGTTGGTTTCTTAGATAACTTAGATACTAGAACTAATGCTACATATCCTTTTACAGTTAATACATTAGCTGATGGTGATAAATTATATCTAAGTCCAGATAATGCTGGTTATGTAACTAATATAAAACCATCTGCACCAAATCATTTAGTATATATTGGTACTGTTATTAGAACAACTCCTAACTTTGGTTATATTGTATATAGAATACAAAATGGTTATGAGCTTGATGAGATTCACGATTGTGCAATATCAGCAAAAACTAATAATGATATATTAGCTTATGAATCTGCAACAAGTTTATGGAAGAATAAATCAATACCAACTGTTTTAGGATATACACCATATAATAGTACAAATCCTAATGGGTATATTAGTGGTATTACTAGTTCAAATGTAACTACTGCATTAGGTTATACTCCTATGGATAGTAGAACTGATTTAGTGAATAGAAGAATGGGATATACTGTATCAACTGATTTATTATCAAATAATACAGCTGCACTTTCACCATATTCTTTTAATGCAGTTCTTGTTGGTACATTAGGAACTATTACTGGTCAAATAGATGCAAATCATCCAGGAGTTCAAATAATATCATCTGCTGCAGCAGCTGCAAATAGTGGTGGATATATAACTTCACACGTAGCAACAAATACTTATTCAACAATATTTACTGATGGATTACAATGTGATATGATATTCAAATTACCAGCAGTAACTACTAATAATTATTTTAGATTTGGTCATCAATATGGTACAGTTACTGTAGCTTTACCAACTTATGGAAATTATATTGAAGTATCTGGTACAACACTTGTAGGAATTACAAGAAATAATAATGTACAAAGTTCAACAAGTACTTATAATTTAACAGCAAATGTTTGGTATCATTCAAGAATAAAAGAAACAGTTGTTGGTGGTACTAATACTGTTACATTTACTATATATGATATGGCTGGAACTATGTTATATAATCAATCATCTACAACTAATATAAGTACTACTATTACAAGAGCTTTAACTATTCTAGGTGTAAATACAGTTAGTGCAACAGCTCTTCCAATTATATACTTAGATTATATTGGAATGACATTTCCAACTATGGTAAGAGGAGCATTAAATTAATAAATTAAAAATTATGATACTAACAAAATATAGAATGATGAATAGTGATAATGATGGCTATGTTGAAACATTATCATTAGAAGAAGCAGAGGCTTATGAAGGAACTTACATTATAGTACAAGAAGAAATACAAGAAGAAATACAAGAAGATAATGGATAGTTCAACTAAAGATAGAATTAGCAAATTGCACCCATTGGTAAGAGAAGAAATGAATCTTATTATTAGTGAGTGCAATGCTGTATTGAATGGTAATTCTCAAGTTAGGATTACTCAAGGATTGAGAACATTTGCAGAACAAGATGCATTGTATAAACAACGACCTAAGGTAACAAATGCTAAAGGTGGACAATCTGTACATAATTATGGATTTGCTGTTGATATATGTCTTATAATTGATGGTAAGACTGCAAGTTGGGATACTCATAAAGATTGGGATAAAGATGGAGTTGCAGATTGGGATGAATGTGTTAGAATATTTGCTAAACACGGATGGTCCTGGGGTGGAAATTGGACTTCATTCAAAGATATGCCACACTTTGATAAGATTGGTTATAGTAATTGGAGAATCCTTTCAACATATAATAAAGATAAAGATGGTTACATCATAACAATTAAAAAATAACACCTTATGAATACAGTGTTTTTAACTAAAATAAACAATCAATCAATGAAGACTACCATACTAGCACTTTTTGTCAGCTTATGCACTATATTAGCTCCTGTGACAGCATTTGT